AGAGTGGCTGTCAAAAATCTTATGTGAGTTATTTCGCATAAATTATTCAGAGACCCGAAAGGGTCTCTTTTTTTATCTAAATATTTAAAAAAATCATGACTAGAGGTCAAATAGAGAATAGGAATTTCCTATCTCCAACCGGATTTAAATTTGTATTGACTAGAGAACCTAAGGTCGCATTTTTTTGCAATCAGGCAAATATACCAGAGTTAATTCTTGGCGTTGCTATTCAACCATCATATACAAAAATGTTACCAACTCCAGGTGACATTATAGAATTTGGTGATTTAACTTTAAGATTTTTAGTAGATGAAAATCTTGAAAATTATATGCTTATCCAAAATTGGATTCGTGGTCTCGGATTTCCAGAAAGAATAAGTCAATTTGGAGAACTGGAGCAGAGAGGATTGGTTCAAGGAAATTATGTTAAAGATAGGCAAAATGTATATTCCGATGGAACACTGCAAGTTTTAACAAGTAGTCAAATACCAAACTTCCAAGTAAATTTTCAAGATTTATTTCCATATAATTTATCTACATTAACTTTTGATGCCACAGACACAGATATTCAATACTTTACTGCTGACGTAAGTTTCAAGTATACTATCTACAATATCGTTGATTTATCAGGAAATCCATTATGAGTATTGATTTGGATGTTATCCAAAAAATGTGGGAAGTAGATTCAAAAATAGACATTGATAATCTTCACACAGAATCTTTAAATATTTCAATTTTGCATGCAAAATATTTTGATTTATATAATACTATTCTTTTACTAAAAAAGAAAGCAGAGCAACAGAGAAAAAAAATTAAGCACGAAAAATATGAATATTTTACTGGAAAAGCAGATCCAGATGTTTATCTAGAAAATCCTTTCCCTAAAAAAGTTCGGGATAAAGAAACTCTTCAAGGATATTTGGACTCTGATGAAAAGCTATCACAATCTTCTTTGAAGGTTGAATATTATGATACTATGCTTACATATATTGATAGTATTTTAAAAATGATTTCAAATAGAACATATCAAATTAAAAATGCTATTGAGTTTATTCGTTTTCAGTCTGGGCTAGGGTAAATAAATATTCATAGTAATTATGATGCTATGAGTGACGTAATCATTGAAAAGAAAAATGAGGTTTACATCAAGTTACATTGTGAACCTCATATTCTATACGAACTTCAGCAATATTTTACTTTCGAAGTAGAATCTGCAAAATTTATGTCCCAGTATAGAAGCAGACACTGGGACGGAAAGATTAGACTGTTAAGCACCCACACAGGAGAGATTTATGTCGGACTACTTGATAAAGTAATCGACAAACTTTCTTTGCATAATTATACTTACGAATTTAAAGAAAATAAATTCTATGGACAACCATTTGAGATAAATGAACACATCTCATATGAAGGTGTCAAAGATTATATGAATTCTATTTGCTCTCACTCCCCGAGAGACTATCAAATAGAGGGAGTATACGATGCTCTAAGACATAACCGTAAATTATTAATAAGTCCAACTGCATCAGGCAAATCTCTGATGATTTATTCGTTAGTGAGATACTACGTACACAAGAACGAAAAAATACTCTTAGTTGTTCCAACGACATCTCTTGTAGAGCAGATGTATAAAGATTTTCAGGATTATGGTTGGGATGCTGAGTCATATTGTCACAGAATTTATTCTGGTAGAGAGAAGACAAACGAACATCCTGTTACAATTACTACTTGGCAATCAGTTTATAAATTAGAACGTTCATTCTTTGAAGAATATGGTGTGATTATAGGTGATGAGGCTCATTTATTCAAGAGTAAATCACTTGTAGAAATTATGACGAAACTTCATCATTCAAAGTATCGTTTTGGATTCACAGGAACTCTAGATGGAACTCAAACTCACAAATGGGTTCTAGAAGGATTGTTTGGTCCATCATATAAAGTTACTAAGACTGATGAACTGATGCGTCAAGGTCATCTTTCTCAGTTAGATATTCGGTGCATTGTTCTCAAGCATCCTCCTCAGAAGTTTGAAAAGTATGAGGATGAAATTCAATATCTTATTTCTCACGATCAAAGAAATAAATTTATTACTAATCTTGCTTTAGATTTAAAGGGAAATACACTTGTTCTGTTTTCCAGAGTAGAAGCGCACGGAGCAATACTCTACGAAAAGATAAATAATATTAAGCGAAATGATCGTAAAGTATTTTTTATTCATGGTGGAGTTGACACTGAAGAAAGAGAATTAGTCAGAGAAATTACTGAAAGAGAAAATAATGCAATTATTGTTGCTTCCTATGGAACTTTCTCTACAGGAATTAATATTAAAAATTTGCACAATGTAATCTTTGCTTCTCCAAGTAAATCCAGAATTCGCAATCTTCAGTCAATTGGAAGAGTTTTAAGAAAAGGAAAAAATAAAACAAAAGCAGTTCTTTACGATATTGCTGACGACTGCACTTACAACTCAAGGAAAAACTATACTCTTAACCATCTTATAGAAAGAATTAAAATCTATAATGAAGAAAACTTTAACTATGAAATAATAACTATACAACTTAAGAAAAATGGGAATTGAAGACGACTTTTATGCAACACTTAAATTAAAAACAGGCGAAGAAATATTTGCTAAAGTAGCAGCCTCAGAGGAAGAAGATAGAACTATTTTAATAGTTTCTAATCCAATTATTGTTGCAGAAATTAAAAATAGGACAGGTATTGTTGGATATAAATTAGAACCTTGGTTAAAAACAACAAAAGATGATATGTTTATAATTAATCTTGAAGATGTGCTCACACTATCAGAATCTTCAGATGTTGAAATGATTATGATGTATCAAACTTTTGTTAGACAGTCCGGCAAAGACGTAACAAATATATCAAAAATTAATAGAAGAATGGGATATATTGCAAATGTCAATGACGCTAAAGAATTCTTAGAGAAACTTTATAAGAATAGCTAAACCTAATCTTATCAACCTCCACAAAGGTAATTGTACAAGGTTTATAATATCTTGTCAACTATTTGTATAGATGTTATAATTCCTACATAATAATGATAAAAACTTATGATAACCACAGCAGTTATGACCAAGAGAAAGAGGTCAGAGCATTATGTCAACAACAAAGAGTTTCTAGCAGCACTTATTAAGTACCGTGAAGACAAAGAGATTGCACTAATTCAAGGAAAACCAAAACCTCCTATTCCCCGCTACATTGGTGAGTGCTTCCTGAAGATCGCAAATCATCTCTCCTTTAAACCTAACTTTGTAAACTATATGTTTAAAGAAGATATGATTTCTGATGGCATAGAAAATTGCGTTCAGTATATTCATAACTTTAATCCAGAGAAGTCGCAAAATCCTTTTGCTTACTTCACCCAAATCATTCACTACGCTTTCCTTCGCCGTATTCAGAGAGAGAAGCGTCAGTTAGAAATCAAAAACAAAATTCTTGAGCGTTCAGGGTATTCTGAGGTTTTTGATGACAATTCGCTTGACGGAAGCAACTATAGCGACTATAATTCAATCAAGGATAATGTTCACGCGAAACTACGTTACTGATGCGTATTGCTTTGATTAACGACACCCATTATGGTGCTCGTAAAGGTTCTAAATTATTTCACGATTACTTTGAACTCTTCTATAAGAATGTGTTCTTCCCGACGCTGGAACAGTACGGGATTACAACAGTTATTCATATGGGAGATGCCTTTGATAGTCGTAAATCAATTGACTATCAAAGTTTAGAGTGGGCTAAAAGAGTTGTATTTGATCCTCTTAAGAACTATGAGGTTCATATGATTGTTGGTAACCATGATAGTTATTATAAGAATACGAACAATACAAATTCTCCTCAACTCTTGTTAAAAGACTATCCAAATATTAGGACTTACTCTTCTCCTACAGAAATTAAAGTTGGTGGTCTAGATATTCTCCTTCTTCCTTGGATTTGTATGGAGAATGAAGAGCAATCGTTAAAAATGATTAAGAAGACCAAGGCAAAAGTTGCAATGGGTCATCTTGAATTGCAAGGGTTTAGTCCTCACAGAGGATTTGTTATGGAACACGGATTGGGAGCAAATGTTTTTGAAAACTTCTCTAAGGTATTTTCTGGACATTACCATACTCGTTCTAATAATGGAACTATATTCTATACGGGAAATCCTTATGAGATTTATTGGACGGATTTGAATGATACTCGCGGATTTACAATTTTTGATACAGAAACTCTAGATCATACCTCAATTAATAATCCTTATAAAATGTTTTATAGCATTTATTATGAGGATACAAATTATCAAACATTTGATACTCGTGAATATGAGAACAAGATTGTAAAGGTTGTCGTCCGTAAAAAATCAGATACTAAAAAGTTTGAGAAGTTTATCGATAAGATGTATGCTTCCAATGTTGCAGAACTTAAAATTATTGAAAATTTTGATGTCCAAGAAAATAAAGAATTTGAAGCATTTGAAAGCGAAGATACTATTTCTATCCTGAATAGATATATTGAGGAGGCAGAAATTAATCTTGATAAATCTGTTATTCAAAAGATAATGCAGGAAATCTATCAAGAAGCATGTGAACTTGTTTAAATGTTTATCTTAACAATCAATGGCAGAGAAACCGAAGGTGCATATTCAGTAATTGATGATGATGGGGAGCATATTTTATACCTTTTTCAAGAAGAAGATGATGCTGTGAGATATGCTATGATGTTAGAAGAAGATGGTTCTCCAGAAATGCATGTGATTGAAATTGAAGATGCCGTAATGGTGAAAACCTGCGAAATGCATGGATATCAATATACAATTATTACAGCAGATGACATTGTAATTCCACCAAAAATTGATCATGATTTTATTTAAAACTATTCGTTGGAAAAATTTTCTTTCTACAGGAAACCAATTTACGGAAGTTGATTTTACAAAGAATTCAACGAATCTCATTATTGGATCAAATGGTGCTGGAAAAAGTACAGTTCTTGATGCATTGACTTTTTCTTTGTTTGGGAAACCATTCCGCAAAATTAATAAACCACAACTTATCAATTCCGTAAACGATAGGGATTGTAGGGTTGAGGTTGAGTTTGATGTTGGAAGCACTTCCTGGAAAGTTGTGCGGGGTATTAAACCTAATATCTTTGAGATTTATCGTGATGATTCTCTCTTAGATCAATCTTCTGCTGCTTTGGATCAGCAGAAATGGTTGGAGCAAAATGTTCTTAAAATGAACTATAAGTCTTTTACTCAGATTGTTATTCTGGGTTCAAGCACTTTTGTTCCTTTTATGCAACTTCCTGCATCTCATCGTCGTGAGGTGATTGAAGATTTGCTTGATATCAAGATCTTTTCTTCAATGAATAATGTGATTAAAGAAAAGATTCGTGCAGTTAAGGAAGAAATCAAAACTCTTGAACTGAAGAAAGAATCTCTTAATGATAAAGTTAAGATGCAAAAAGAGTTTATTGAAGAACTTGAAAATCGCGGAAAAGATAATATCAACAACAATAATCGGAAAATTTCCGATCTAATGTCTGAAATTGAACTTCATATGAAGGAAAATTCAGTTACCGAAGAAAAGGTATTTAAGTTTACTAACGAGCAAGAGTATGTGACTGGTGCTTCCGATAAACTTCGTAAGTTAGGAAATCTCAAAGGTAAAATCTCTCAAAAAGTATCTACGATTACCAAAGAGCATAAGTTTTTTACTGAAAATACGGTTTGTCCCACTTGTACTCAAGAGATTGACGAGACCTTCAGAATAAATAGAATTAACGACGCTCAAAATAAAGCAAAAGAGTTGCAATCTGGTTATAAAGAACTGGAGGAGGCAATTAAAGAAGAAGAAGAGCGAGAGCGTCAATTCCTTGCTCTCTCTAAGGAGATTACA